AAGGGTTTATTGTTGCTGCTCCACTTGCTGCAACAGTTGTACCAGCATTAGCTGCCATTGTAATTGTAAATGTATCTTGACTGGGTACTGTCACGACTTCAAAAGTATTTGTAGTAAAATCTGCAGCAACATAGCCAGCTCCAGTTGGAGGGGTAACAGAAGTAAATGTAATTAAAGCACCTGCCGATAAACCATGAGCAACTTTATTTACAGTTACAGTTGGACTAGTGTTGGCTGTTGTAAATGTTGCTCCAGTAATTGCAGTGTCTAATGGAGTAATATCATAAAATGCATTTTCAAAATAAATTATTAAAGCCTTATTAGTACCTATAGCAGAATATCTTCTACCATCTAAATCAGCCCAAACAAGTTGATCTCTTGCAGCACCTACTAAAGTATTAGAGGTTATTTGTTCCCAACCCCCTATTTTTTCAGGAAGCCCATATCTAAATCTAACAAAATCACCATCAGTCCACTGCCCTTCAGCTCCTGTCGGTGTGACTTGCTTATTAAATCCTGGTCTAATCTGTACGTTTGTTAATGGCATAAATATTAAAGATTATACCAAAAAAAAAGGTTTAGGGTAAGATACCTATTATTTTTCTCTTCCAATTAAAGGATGATTTGGTAGAGTCGTAATTTTCTTAACCTTTTCTGGAAGTTTTTTATAAACAATACTTGCAAAGTGTACTAATATATTCAAACAATTCTTTGTTGTTTCTTGGTCTATATGTAGAGTATTATTATTGTTTTTACAGGCTTCTAAATCTTTATCACTAAATGAAATATCAATACTTCCATCTTTATTTTGTGCTATTTTCATTTTTGTACTCCTAACCTTTTTCTTTTATCTAATTTATAATCTTTGTAAAGACCATTTTTATCAACATAATGTAAAAAACATTGAGAATAATAATCTCTGTTTAATTGTTTTCTTTCATGAGAATCCTCTATTCCTAAATATATAACCCCATCACCTAAATCCAAATTTATTTCTTTATCATTAACAATTATAGGCCATGGTTCGTTTAAATCTGAATCTACTGCTATAGTACATGAAATTTCACATGAATCTCTATCTTTGTGTTTATCTAACGAAGATCCCCTAGTGTACATTCTCCAAAAAGAATATGTTGGAAAAAGTTCTAACCCACAATTTTCTTCAATAATTTTTTGTTTTGAAATAAGTAATGCTTCTGTTAATGGGTCTGCATAAAAATTTGGACTAGTTTTATTTATTATTGGGTCATTGAAAAAATGTTTATTAGATCTATGCCTCAATCTAAAATAATGTTTTAGTAATTCTCTTTCATCTTTTGAAAGAATATTTTTAATCACTTTATATCTAAAATCTTTTCTTATAATGCCCATGCTACTACCGAAAGTCGTGTACCTTTAGTTATTGGAGTAACTTCATGAGGAAACATAAAATTACTAGGAAATATTACTAATTGGTTTGATTTTTTAGGAACCATTAATTTTTTATCCTTAGTATGAAAAATTAAATCTCCACCTTCATAATCATCGTTTAAAAAAAAAATAAAACTTAAAGTTCTTGGCACAAGTGGACCATGATCAATATGAAAATTAAATTTATGATCTTTATCATATTTTAATATTTCAAAAGTTTCAAAATTATTTATACTAAAAATATTATTAAATTTTTTATAATATTTTTCTAAAACAGACCTACATATAAATTCTAAGTAATTTGCCCAAAAAACATCAGACATTAAAAAACTGTGTTCACCCATATAATAGCTTCCAACATTTCTTGTATTTAAATCTATATTAATAAATTTATGATTGTTGGCAACTTTAGCTTTACCAAAATTTAATGTGTTAGAGTATTTAATTAATTGTTGTAAATCTTTTAAAGGTAAAGGCGTTGGTTCAATATGAATAAAGTCTTCCATTGATTAATATATATACTATATATATTATTTTTGTAAACTTAATCTACTATCTTTACAGGTAACTCTGCTAAACTTCTAAATGTGATACTGTTAGATTCAATAATTTCACTAATTTTTCTTCCAGAAAAAGTAGAATAATCTAAATTATCTACTGAATCTGCGTAGTTCAACCAATCCGTTTTTGTAGTATTGCTTGTCTCCCAATTCTCAAAATATTTTCTAACACTGTTCGTGTAATCATTTATATGTTCTAACAATTGTGCTTCAGTTAAAGGGGATAAAGTAGCTCCTCCAAAAGGAGTATTATTTTCATCTTCAAATGAAATATTAGTTCCATCGTGCGTACAAGTTTTATTACCAAGTCTTAAAGAATTATAATCATCATCTGAAACTTCATAAACTGTATAAAATTGCTGCATGTGCTCTGGAAACATTTTATCTCTTAAAGATGCATTTGCTGCTATTTTACTGTGAGCACTCCCTGTAGGAGCATCATTATCAAAAATTACGTATGCCATATTAACTTCCTATATTTTCAAATATTAATAATCCACCATTTCCACCGCTTGAAGAACTTCTAGTTCCACCTCTACCTGTAGCAGAATCTCCAAAATATAATCCTTGCATAACTGGCATCGAACCTGGGTTTGTGTTTGCGTATAATGTTCCCGCTGGGCCTACACTGACACTACCTGGATTACCAGTACCTGGATACATTCCATTAGTTCCACCACCAAATGTAACATCTGCTGGTGAGCCAACGAATGAACTTTGACCCGCAGTTCCTGAAACTTCCCCAGTGGAATTTCCACCAGTTCCAGCTCTATATGGAACAGAATAAGGGTTTGAAACAGTTACTTCTGCATAACCAAAAGCACCTTGTCCTCCTGGTCCAATGTTAGGTCTTGCAGATTGATTTCCGCAACCTCCGCCAGCTCCCATTCCAACGACATGTAAATTTGTTGTTTGGGCGTTAGCTGCAAAAGTTCCTGTTTCATTATTAGCAGCAAGAGTTAAAACCATACTTCCACCACCTGCAGCTCCTGAAGCTGCAGCAGTTAATCTACCTTGTGCATCTACTGTAATACTTGATAAAGTATACGAACCTGCAGTTACTGCAGTATTAGCTAGTTTATCTGCCGTAACATTATCATTTAAAATTTTTGCAGTAGTCACTGCGTCATCGGCAATTTTGGCTGTAGTTACATTTGCATTTAAAATTCCTGCAGTGATAACTGCGTTGTCTGAAATTTGTGCAGCTCTTACTGCATCGTCTGCTATTTTTGCAGTAGTTACTGCATCATCAGCAATTTGTGCAGTTCCAATAGTACCACCTAATGTGTCTAAAGAAATTTCTTTTAAATTTGTTCCATCAGAATAAGCTGCATAAATTTTAGCAGCATCTAAAGTAAATCCAGATCCTGATGCAGTTTTAATTGTAAGGTTTGCTGGATTAGTTAATCCAGTTGCATCAAAAATATAAAATTTTTCTATACTATCTGGAATAGTACAAATTGTACTAGCAGCAATTGATGCTGTTGCAAATTTGATTACCATATTTCTAGCATTAGAAATAGCTTTGTCAGTCATTGCTAAAGCAAGAGTACCCCCACTTGAAAGTGTTACTTGTTCAAATCCTGCAATTGCTTGTTGAATTAAGTTTAAATTATTATTTGTATTATCTCCCCATGTACCAGCGTTTTCGCCAGTGACCATAAGTTCAAGTTTTAAATCTGTTGAATAACTAGATGTCATAAATTTTTATCTCCTAAATATTATAATTTTACCTTAATCAAGCTGCTAAATCAACTGTTGTCCAAACATTATTTACGCCAGGATTAATTTCTTGCCACGAAGTTATATTAACACTACCTAAAGAAGCAGTCAATTGTATACCAGTTAAATCAATTTCAGCAGTTCCCGTGGCAGTTACTGACCCTATAGAAGAGGCTATTTGTAAACCTGAAACACCTATTAATTGTCCTGGTATTTCTGCAGGAGTACCTAAAGATGCATTAATTAGTTGTCCAGTTACTGGTTCATTAGTTGATTGAACTAGTGTAAAAGTACCTAAAGTTAAAGTAGCTTGAATACCTGTAACATCTACTGGAGTTTCAAGGCCACCTACAGTATTTCCTTGAGACATCGTAGCTTGAATACCTGTAACATCCAAATTAGCATCTCCCGATACTGTTGATACAGTTGTTAATGCATCGAGTTCATGTTCATTAGCAAGTATAAATATATCCTGATCAATTTGAATTGAGAATGATGGATTTGCATAAGTAGAATTTATTTGTAAACCAGAAACTGAAACATCTACGTCTGTAAATGCATTTGCAGCTGGGAAATTTATTGTTGAAGTTAATTCTTGCCCAACAGCAATAACTGAATAAGCTCCACCCCAAGCTAAGTTACCCCATGTTCTTCTACCCCAACCAATACCAGTTAATAAAGAATCATCAACTGTTGCAATTCCTATAGAAGTAGCTGCTTGTAAATTTGAAGAAGTAAGTTCAACTCCAATACCAACTACTTCTTCTCCACCAGTAATTGTTATTTGTTGTCCAGTAACTAATTGAAGTATGGATGTTCCACCAACTGCTGAGCCTTGTGTTAAAGTTAATTGTGATCCAGTTACATCAACATCAGCATTTGCGGATGTTGTTTCAGAAACAGAACCTATTGAGGAAGTTAATTGTGATCCAACGGCAACTGGTTGAGAACCAGAAAGATCACCCCATTCATTTTCGCCCCAAGTGTCTCCACCCCAACCTACTTGAATTTCATTATCAACTACAATGTTGCCAATACTAAAGGATGCACTTATACCAGAAACAGGTAATCCGACATCACCTTGTGCTGCCCAACTACCTTGTCCCCACTTAAGTGCACCCCATGTATTTGACATTCATTATTATCCTTATGCTAATCTTAAGATAGCAGCAGAAGTTGTAAATGCAGGGAACTGAATTGTAAAAGTTCCAGATGTTGCAGTTTTATCACTTCCAAAATCTAACACAGCAACAGCATCAGTAGTATTTGAACCACCGTTAGTTGTTGTATTATAGATTAATGCACCTCTTGCAGTAAGAGTTACTCCTACAAAAGATAGATTAGCAAAACTAGTAATTGCTATTGAAGATGATACTTTCACACCTTGGTTAACTAAAGCTCCACCGCCTGCTGTGTATCCACTTGAAGTTACTTCAGTGTTTGATCCACCGCCTGGGTTAGTAGAGTAGTTTGCTGTTGATTTTCCTAAAGTCGCTGCACTTGTGTACATCGCTAGTTTATATGTATCTGTTGATGCATCAAAATCGTGACTTCCTTGTAGTAATTCTTTTTTAAAAGTATTACAAATTGCGTTAGTTGTTATTGCCATAATTATTCTCCTTAATTAATTTATGGACTTGGAGAATCGACTTTGACTCTTGGTACTCCGTCTTGATATTCTCCTCGTCTTCTTCTACCCATTTGTTGTAGGGCAAAATTTTGTGTTTCTTCATTATACTTCGAATTGTAGAGGTTGTATAGATTGTCTGGTCCTTTTAAAAATCTAAAAGCTTCTGCTAATACACCATGCAATAACATTGATTCTTGATTTGTAGAAAGAAAAGTCTTTGTTGTACTAGTAAATTCTGGAGGAGATTTAATATAATTTAATTGAACTGTATCTGTAGTCACTGGTGTAGGAGCAACTAAAATTACTGATCCTTGTTGAACATTATCCTCCCAATTTGCCCAATATTTAGGAGTTCCAGTAGTTGAATCATTTGGAGCAAATTCTGAAATAAAACTAGTGTCTCTTTTTTCTAAAAAAGTTCTATTATTACTGCCATCTATAACTTGTACTGATCTTACAATAATTGCATCTGAAGGTAAAAGTACATATCTATTTCCAGCTGTAAAACTTGATGTAGCATATTTTCTTAAATCATCATAATCAACTTTACCAGCTATATCTAATTCTACTGATTTTATAAAATCTTGAATAATTGTATCAGTTAAAACATTACTATCTACCTCTGTATAGTTTCTTACTTGAGTTAAAAAATTTGCGTATGTAATAGCCATTATGTAATACTTACCCCCACAGAGCCTAGTGATGCTTTAAGTTGCCTTCTTCTATTTTGTAAAGCACCATCTTCTGGAAACATACTATGAATAGTTGTTGTAATTCCATTTGAGGTTACTTCAAAGTCTTGAGTTCTAAATGCAAAATCTCCTGGTAAAGTAAGATTAGCAACTCCTACAAATATCCCGCCTGAATCTGCGATTGTATCATCGTTTGGAGCTTGTGGATTTATACTTGATATATCCGTTGGTTGTTGAAATCTCATAGTTCTAGGATTTTGTAAAGCAACAGCATCAGCTTTGTGGTAAGGTGGATCAATCTGAGGATGCTTTGGTTCAAACTCCGATATATGTACTAATGCACCAGTCCACTCTTTTACCATTTCTCTATAAGGAAATGCTTGACCTGATCTATCTGATATTGCTTTTGATCTTCTTCCACTTGCAAAACTCATTATGCACCTCCTGGAAAGTATGATTGAGGTGATATATAAACTGAAGTTCTTGAACCATCTTCATTTAATGCTCTTAATAACTCATCCTCATAAAGTTGTTTTAATAATTGAATTCTATCTGGAGATTTTTTTTGTGATAAATAATATGCAAGACCAGAGCACATGCATGGTAAAAATCTAAAAGGAACATCTGGATTATTTGTGTAAGATCCAGCATCTTCAATTCTATCAATTGAATAATATTTTAATGTTGTATAAGTAGATGCATCTGGAGCAAGGTATAAACTTATTGTTGGTTGTGTTTGTCTATCAACAAAATATTGAGAAGGCTGTCCAGTTGTTAATTTATTAGGTAAAGCAGAGTAAGCTGATCTATCAATTTTTGTCAAAGCAACATCTTGTGTACTTGCAGTTCCAAAACCAGTTATATTCTGCACTGGTGCACCTGCTGCATGAGCCACAGCTAACGAACCACGAGCTCCTCTAGTTGCTCCAGTCAAAGTGTTTCCAGCTTTTCCAGTGTAGGTAATAAACTCTAGCCCTATTTGAATTGTACCATTTGTTCCAAATCCAGTAACATCTGTTAATACAACGCTTGTTGCAACATTAGTTAAAGCAGTATTTAAAGTTCCATTTACTGCACCACTAGAAGAAATATAAGCTTCTAAAATATCATTAACTTGAATAGGAACTGAGTATGTTGCAACTCCAGCAGTAAATTGAATTTGATTCATTTTTACTTTCCAAAGATGAACACCTCTGTTACCCCATTCTGAAAATAAAAGATTTAAACTTCGTCTAGCACTTTTTATGTCATAACCACTATTTGTTCGAATACCACATCTCTCGTATGCTTCTTCAATAATATCATCAATCTGTAGATCGAATGCTGTAGTTCCTGATGTTGCCATAATTCATTACATTATATCTTTATAATAATCTAAAGTCTTTCCTGCTGGTAATTGTTCATCTTGTAAACCCATACCCGAAGTTCTAGCTGCACCATAACCTTGAGTTGATTTAGCTTCGCCACCCATATCTCTTGATAAATAATTTAGGGCTGGACTTATAGCAGGTGAAATTGAAGCTCTATCTTTTAAAGATTTTTTTATTTTTTTTCTAGCTTTATCTGACATTAAAACTCCAAGTCCTACAGAAGCTTTAGGCATATACTTCATAAGTTTCTTTTCTTCAGCAGGTCCAACTTGTGCACCGCTAATTTTTTTTATATATTTCTTTTTTAATTCTTCTATTTCATTTGGACCTACTTGAGCACCAGATTGTTTTTTTACATAATCTTTAAAAGACATCATTTTGCCTTCATTGGCTTTCATCATTTTGAAATCTTCACCAGATATTTTACCATCTTTATTTTTGTCTAATTTTTTTTGACCACCTTTAAGCATTTTTCCTCCTTTTGCTTTTATTAAATCTTCATGCATTTGTTTTGTTGTTGTTTTACTTAATCTTTTCTTTGTAGCTTTAATTCTAGCTTTTGCTTCCTTTGAAGGTGTAGCTGTTTTATAAACAGCTTCTGCTGCTAATAAACCTAATCCAATAGGAGTAGTTGCTCTTGCTAATCTTCCAAGAGTTCCTAACCTTCTTAAATTTTTAGCTGTTTTAGCAGTCACTAATGCTTTTGATGTACTTGGTAATTTTTTACCAGATAATAAAGCTTTAGTTTTTTGACCACTTTTAAATGCCTTAAATTCAGATGCTTTCGGATAAATAGCTCCTTTAGGAGTACCCCTATCTTTAGAAAGTAAACCTGAGAGTGTAGGCATTTTAAATGATGTAGCTTTATCAACACCTTTACCTAAACCAGTATCTACTTTTCTAAAAGCTGCTTTTAATTTATCTGATAATTTCTCTGCCATAATTCTCCTAAATTTCTATCATACCACCATAATACTTCTTGGTAAAGGTACTCACATTTGTAGGTTTACCACCAACACCTTGTGCTTTACTTCTTTTTCTCACAACGGCACTCTTCTTTTGAGAGTCTGTCATCCTTGATGCTTTTGCAGCAGGGACGCATTTTGGATAAGCTCTCTTTTGATCGGCTGCTAATTTTGAACGACCACAAGGTGCGTAAGAACCATTTTTTCGTTTGCTTCCAATATCTACCCATTTTTGATCGAACCATTTTTTAAGACTCATTAGAATACGCCTTTGAAACCTTTTCCTCTAATCGCTGCTCCTGTTCCACGGGCCATGCCTCCACAACTAAAATTAGGCTTAACACCTTCTTCTTGAAGCATCTCATTTAAAGCTCTGTCTTTAGCTCTTTGTTGTGCGTCTTTTTTTGTTTTAGAGTGTAGTTGTGTTACTTTGGAGTTTTTATATTTTTTATATTTTTTCATAGCTTTGTCTCCAAAGTATGAAACATCTACTCCTTTATTAGCTTTAAGAGTTTCAAGTGTTTTAGCTTGTGCTGCATGTGTTTTAGATGCTTTTTTTAATCCACCTATAACTTCATTCATTTTTACTTTGGCTTCTCCACCAATTTTTTTACCAGATGGTTTAGGTCCCTTAAAATCTTTTCTTTTTACACCTGAAGGGTCTTTAATTTTACCCGCACAAATTTTACTAGCATATGCGTTAGCATATGCTGAGGGATATACTCTAAATTTTCTTTTAGCGGCCGCTTTGCCCCTAGCACATAGTTTAGTCATAGTGTCTAAGCTCTTTTTAAATTGTACAATGTAGTTTATTGTACCATTTTAGACTAATAGTTTCTAGACCTTGGATTTTTTGGTTTTTGGAGTTTTATAAAGATCTGCATAATAAGAACTCAAGCCTTTGATTGGTTTAGTTTTTACTGCAAATTTTTTTCTAGTTTTTTTACCCCAACCTCTTCCTAAACCAGGTTCAAGTAAACTAGGTATTTGTCCTCTTGTTATTGCCATAATTACTCCTTTTATATTTATTCTATTATACTTGTATTAAATGATATAACAATTTTAAATTGGTTGGTCTGATTTTTAGGTGATTCGTGTCTTAAAAAAGCAGGAAAAGTTAATATATCTCCCTCAGAAACATCAATATTATTATTTAAAATATTAGTTTTTAAAGATTTGGATGGAAGTTGTAAATAAAACACATTTGTAAAATTTGTTTCAGGATGTGTGTGAGGACCATGCCAATCACCCTCAGCATAAACTTGAAACCAAATATTATCTATTTTAATTTTTTTAAATTTATGTTTTAAATTAAAATCATTAAAAAAATCCTCCATAATATTTTTTTTAAAATATTCTAAATAATCTTTTTGCATGCTTTGGGGTATCTCCCAGTCTGTATGGAAAATACTTTCATTTTTATCCTTTAAAGGTGTTCTTGGTATTTTAAATATTAAATCAATAATTTTATTTTTATGTTCTTGGAAATTTAAAACTTTATATTTATTTATGTAATTCAAACTAAATCCTTAGCCTTTCCAATTATTGGTTTATATTTAGTTTTACCTTCCCATTTATAGGCGTGCATAAATTGTTCTCGTCTTCCTTCAGGTATCCAGCTACAATGTATCCATCCCGAGTTAGGTTCTCCAGGCGTGTAGTATTCGAGAATCAATTGGTCTGTCTGAAGGTTTTGTTTAATCCAATCAGCTACTTCAGCGTTGTCAACTCCAACACATTCGAAATCGCAAGCTTCAGATTTTGAATGCTGCGAATTTAAACTGCTGCCGATAGCAACACATAACTCTGGACTACGGAATCCGCTAGTTACTTTGACTCTACCGAAATGGTCACGTACTGGTTGAAGTATATTTTCACATAAATCTTTTAATTTTTCTATCTGGCCTGCGTTTGGATTATTATTAATACCCTTACGGACAGCCGTGTCCGATTTAATTAATTCTTGAAGAGTAAAATTACGACTTAAGTTCATATTCAATTCCTTTGTATTTATTAATTATATCTTTTGGTAAATAATCTTTATAATTTTCTTTGTTAACATATTTTAAGTTTTCTGAGACAGTATGTAAACCCTCTTGACCTATTGCAGAGTCGTTGTAGTACATACCATTTACATTAAATTGATTAATTTTTTTGGGTAATTGTATATCGACTCCTATAAAATTACTTAAATTAATAATAAAAGTTTTTGGATCATTTAAGAAATCACTATAATTAAATATTTTATAATTTCTTTTTTTTTCAATTAAATTTTTAATACTTCTTAAAGGCAAACCAACTGCCCCATCATCTCCCATCATATGATTTACATAGTATCTTAAGTGATCTTTATCTCTTATAAAATTTTTCTTATTAACTTTAACAAAGGAACCTAAAACTTCTAAAACTGGTCTCCACAAAATTACAAATTTTGTATCTTTAAATATCCCATCTAAAGCCCTTAGATTTAAATCTGTTCCCCACCACCCTCTTTCTACAATGTGCTCACAGTCCCAATCGCTATAATAATTATTAAATAAATTTTTTAATACATTATCAAAAGATTTGTGGTCAGGAAAACTTTTAAAACTATTACAATTTTTAAGTAAAATTAAATCATTAATCATGTATGGTAAAACTGAGTATGAAGTCATTTTTATGTTTTTATTTGAATTAATTATTGAACCAATAATAGTGTTGCCCGCACGAGGCATTCCACACAAAAATGTAAATTTTTTTATCAATCTAATATAAGTTTTTTTATTGAGAAAGACCCATCTATATTTGTCTCAAGTTCTGCTTTTGATTTTATGCATTGATATTTTATGTGCGACTTAGATTCACGTTTAGCAACACGCTTGTGTTTTAAACAATCAGACATTGTAGCCTGTATACGTGCCTCCTTGATCTCTCCGTTAATAATCATAAGTAAAGCTACCACTAACTCTGTCATATTGTTTTACCTTTGTTGGGTCCTTCTTTCAGTACATATTTCTGTGTACCGTTTTTACCAGTTTCAACTTCTTTTTTTAAATCTTTAACAAACTTCATTTGTTTTGCTTTTTTTGACATCGAATCGATGTAATCTATAATTTGTCTATTAATGCGTCCCGTTGCCATTTGCTCTTACCTTATCTTTTAAATCTTCAATATCTTTTAATGCTTTTTCTAATTGATCTCTTAAAAATTCTATGTTTACTTTGTTTGTCATATTCATTTCTTGAGTCTGTTCCATCTTCTCTACGGACTTATACAAATCTTCCAATAAAAAATGTTGCTCCTGATCCACAGGGACCTGTTCAGATTTTTTAAGCAAATCATTTGTAAACAACTCACGTGATGTTTCAAGAGATACTAATCTTGAGGTTAGCTCTGTGTATGCAAACACGCCCATTGCAACCAGTACGATCAGTGACGCTACCGTTTTCATCGGCATCTGCACGGCAGCTGATTCAGATATGTTTAAAGGTTTCTTACTCATCTATTTTAGGTTTTGGTAGAGGTAGTATATAGTCTTTTGGAGGGATTTTCAATTTGCTTTTACTAGGTCCTATGATCTTATCTCCCATTAATTTAAGGTCAGGGTTCTCTTTTTTGTAGTCATCTTTTAATTCATCCCATTTACTTTTACCATCATCAGGTCTAGTGTTATCTCTTGCAGGAGTAATACCTCTACATTTCATAACTAACAATTTAAAGTTTTCGTTATATGCAAGACTAGGATTAGCATTAACTCTACCACACATCTTCATTAATTCTAATTGTTGTTTTAGTTTTACGTTTTCATTTATAGTCTTACAATCTACACCTAAATATTTTCTGTATGTAAAACTTAATCTATAATTATCATCGTCATTACGATAATTATTGTTGTCATTGTAATGACTGTATTTACCATTTCTA